TATCCAGGAATCGTCCCTCATCGGATCCATTGATGACATAATAATCTACCCCTAGTTGATTGCAAAGTGCTTTTGCTACCGTAGTTTTACCAATACCAGGAGGTCCCGCTAGTAGCATATTCGGGATCTCTCCTTTATCTAGGAAGTCTAGAAAAGTTTTTTTAATATTGTCAGGAAGTATACACTCATCAATAGTTTTGGGGCGATATTTCTCAACCCAAATAAAGTCACTCATAATCATTCCAAAGGTCGTTTAAACGTTTCAGTCACATGACTGGTTGCGCCCATTGCCATATACATGTAATTGGCAGCAGACTCTGGGATCGTATGATCACCACAAGTAAAAACATCACACACTGCCATGCCGTTCTCTGGCCAAGTATGAATACTGATATGAGATTCGGCAAGCAGTGCAACAGCAGTAACTCCTTGGGGATCAAACTTATGAGATTGAATTCCAAGAAGCGTGCTCTCAGACAAATGAGCACCATTCACAAGAACGTTGCGAATGTGTGCCTCGTCATCAAGCAACCCATATGGACACCCCTTGAGGGTGAACAGTATGTGTTTCATCAGGAGAAAGTGAAATCAGGTTCTAGGGCAATAAAGTAAGTAAGGTCATGATTCTTACTAGTGAATCGTGACAGGAGTTTCTGGGAAACAACAACCTCATAGGTTCCAGGGAGAACCTTGATGTTCTCTACCTTGAAGTTGAAACAGAATTCATTATCAGTTTCACCAACAACTACAGCATAGTCGTTAGAGGTATCATTCTTCTTATCACGAACGACAAGTTTAACAACACCATTCTCACCAACTGCAGAGATATCGGGAAGTTGATAAACTGCTGCTGCTTTGAGAAGTTTGTCCAGTTGCTCAGTGCTGAGTTCAAAGCAAACGTCTTCGCTAGGAAGTTCAATTGCTTTCTCAGGGGGAGTTACAATCACCTGAGGATCAGCAAAGAAATACTTCGAACGAGACTTACCCTCACGGATCACAACATAACCGTCATTAGCAAAGTCAAGTTCGGGACTTGAGTGAAGACTCAAACCATTGAGAAACTGGTTAAGGTCATAGATACCAAAGTCTTTGGCAAACTCTTCCGTAACAGTTGCTTCTGCAAGGATGTTCTTCATCACACTGATAGTGCGAAGTTTGCTACCCTCTTTGAAAAGAATAGACTGATTGATCGAAGAGAAGTTCTTCAGAAAGGAGATAGTTTTGTCGGAGAGTTTCATAGGATTACGAATTTTCATCACTGATTGTAAGTTTCACGTTTTGCGTTCTTGTCATTGAAGTGCATCAGAAGCACAGCATAGTGCAGAATCTTCATAATGTCACGTCGGGCAGTGCCTTTCTTATCATAGCGAGAGGCATACTTGAGGATATTGGAGCGGCAGAATGCTTCACCATCACCACACGCTTCAATCAGATCCAAAGTTTGAATCTTATCATCACCAGCAGAGTAATGCTGGTTGTATGTTCCAGAAATATAATCTTGTAGTTCTTTGAGGATCTCATCCTCACTATACTTATAGTGATTGGGGTTGTTGCTACTCATATTAAGATTAAAGGTGTTTTCATTCATAACAATGGGTTCACTGGTGTCACTAGAAATATCTGGATACAATGAATTCAGATATTCTTCTGGCAGTGGAAGTTCAAAATCATCATACATTTCGTTGTAAAGCAAACTCCAAGCGTTTAACGTCATTATATCAAGAGACGTTGTAAGAGTCAAGGCACTCCTTTTGATCTACTGGCATCTTTTCACCAGTTACAGTGTAATCAAACATTTGGAACTCAGCATCCACCTTGTCATAAAGTTCAAGGAATGCTTGTTTAGTTTCATCATCAAAGCGATTCACACAAACTCCGATTGCCATTTCCTTCTTACCGAAGATTCGATATGCACGAACGATGTGAACCAGACGACGAGTGCTGATAATCTCATCTACACCACCATCGTAGAAGGTCTTACGAATGATGTCTGCCCAGTCTACAAGGCGCTTGCAGAAGTCAGGAGCAACCACCTTGAGGTCACGAGCGACACCCTCCAGGATCTTCAGTTCCGTGGCAGGAGTAGGATACTCTTGCTCGAAGGTTACAGGGAAACGCTCAAGGAATGCTTCGTTGAGCACGTTAGTGCCGATGAAACGACCATCGTCAGAACCCTTACCTTTAGTGTTGGCAGTGGCGAAGACGTTAAATCCTGCCTTAGGAGCAACACGCCGACCAATCTTTTTCAGGAAAACTCCTTTTCCTTCGAGGATTGATTGAAGGCAAAGAATTTTGTTGGAAGCCAGGTCAATCTCGTCAAGCAGTAGAATCGCACCGCGCTCCAGGGCTTCGATGACTGGACCATTGTGCCAAACGGTTTCGCCATTGACCAAACGGAATCCACCAATGAGGTCATCTTCATCAGTTTCGATAGTAATGTTTACACGGATGAGTTCGCGTCCGAGTTGGGCACACGCTTGTTCAATAGAAAACGTTTTACCGTTGCCCGAGAGACCCGTGACAAACGTAGGGTAGAAGAGACGGGACTGAATAATTTTTTTAAGAGAACTGAAATTGCCAAACTGGACGAAGGTATCATCTTTTTCGGGAATGAGATTTTGTTCGATTGCAGGAAGTGCTGCAGGAGCATTGTAAGTTACTTCAAGTTCTCGAACTGTTTCTTTCGTTACTTCCAAGTTCCACTTGCCACGACCAACTTTGAAGTCAGTCAGTTTGTTAGTAACGGTCTGATAAGCACAGTCGTTCATATTGCACCATGCACGGACATCAGCAGCAGTGAACTCAGTGCCGTAGAGGTCCTGGAGTGAATTGATGATGCTGTCTTTGGAAAGACCCATTGGGATGTTTTGTTTAACTGAAGTTATTATAGGGCAGAGTGAGGCAGACTCAGGAGTAGAGTGGACAGTTATCCCCCTGTCTTTTGCTGGTAATAATTTTCGGATATTATTTTTGCTGTGTATCCTGGATAATACTTGTTCACCACGGCACCAATTCCCATGGCAGTGATTGCACTGGAGCAAACCACCAGAACTTCTTTGGTATCCTCCAGAACAATATGCTTCAACCAAAGACGGTCTCTTTTGCTCATACCACCAAAGAAATAAATTCGCCAAGAACTTTTTTATTTAGTTGCTTGGTTTTCAAAGACTTGACAAACGCAGATTTAATCTGAGTTTTGGTAGCACCCTCATCAACTTCAAAGTCAACATCATTAGACAAAGCAGAAGATGAGAGACCAAAGTAAACGTGATACCCAGATTTCTTGATGGTGAAACTTTTTTGTTTCTTCCAATCCTTTTGAAGATTCTCAGTCTCTTTACTATAACGATCATAGTAAAGGTTGATAAAACGATTTACATCGCGACCACACAGAACTCGCATACCAATGAAGTTCACATTGGGAAAATTGTCCTTGAGGTTCTGCAGAAGAGTGTCAGTGAAACTGTGCCATGCACCATCAAAGACATAGGTTGTCCCCAACTTACGATCCCTCAGAAAAGTATTCCCAGGATAAATGTGACGAGAGCCCATGTAAGGTTCGTTCTCCCAACGGCGCTGAACACTCTTGTGATAGGCAAGATGATTTGCCTCACCATCAGTCAGAACAATACACTGAACTTTCTGCAGTTTGTTGTCACGTTGGAACTGGGGAAGAATCTGATGAAGACACACAAGAGATTCATTCAGAGGAGTGCCAGAGAGATACATCCTCTCAGGAATGGAATAATGAGATCCATAAGGACGTTTGAAAGATGCAGCGATCCTCCAGATGTTACGCATCTGATGCTCCAGGTGCTGACTGTTTACTTTGCTGGTGAACAGATTCATCAAAGAGAAGGTCTCTTCTACTGCAAGTAGACCCTCTTTCTTTTCATAGTAAGGTGTAAGATCTGCTGGCATATGGGTGTGTGTTTCCCAATCATAGTTCCTACGCCGCCACTCATTAGTAAAAGCATAGACTTCAAACGGAATAGAAACTTTCTTACAGAACCAAAGCAGATTATAAAGTTGCTTGATGGTGTCAACCATGACATCAGACATTGATCCAGACCAGTCAAGAACAAAAACCAATCCATGATT